ACCGCCGTCCGTGATGCCCAGGGCGTGGTCGTTGACCACCAGACCGCCGGCCGTCTGCTCCTGCTCGAACTTGCAGTACTGGACGCGGATGTTGTTGTCCGTGTTACCGTTGATGCGCGTCACGAAGTGCTTCGTGTGCACGGTCGAGGACAGGGCCGCCCAGTTGACGTACAGCCCTTGCAGGACGATGTACGCCGGGTCGGAGGCGCCAGCATTGTCGAACGACAGCAGCGTCTGGGATGTGGTGTTGTCCTGGAAGCGAAGCTCGGCCAGGTCCGGGTTGGCGCTGGCGTTGTCCACGCCCTGCACCGTGAGGCCCGGATCGCTGAAACTGGTGCCGTGGTTGCGGTTGACGATGTTCACGCCGCTGGCCGAGGAGACCGTGAGCGGGCCGTCGTCGGCCACCACGTTCACCACGTCGCCTTTGGCGGTGGCCAGGGCCATTACGGCCTGCCACGTTGCCTTTCGGTTCGCGTAGGTCGTCCCGTCGTTGGCATCGTTTCCCGACGCCCCTACCCAGAAAGTGGCCACTTAATTCCCCAGAAGAAAAGGTCCTTGTGGCCGTGGTCAACCTGGAAGCGGTGTGACTCAAAGGCCTGTGTGTCGAAGTCTTCTGCCACCCGGTTCCCGTAGTAGTCGTTCGTAAAGGGCGCATCCGCGGGGCTGGTGCGTGTGGTGCCGTGCTCGCCGCGGCCCGTGGTGGCGCAGGTGAAGAACACCAGCCCGCCGGGATTGCAGAGCCGCACCATGTTGTCCCAGGTCTCGCGCCAGCGTCGGTTGTGCTCGAACATCTCGGAGGAGCACACGACGTCAAACTGGCCGAAGAGTGCCGGGTCTACCTCCGCGCCATCGGCCACCACGTCCACGCCGGGGCCTGGTCCGAGGTCGATACCGGTGTACTGGCAGGCAGAGAAGAGATCCTTGATGCCGCCGTTGATGTACAGGCTACCGACTTCCAGGACCTTCTTCCCGTAGAAGAAGTCCGGGCGCTCCCGGCGCACCTGCTCCACGAAGTTACGCGCCTGGAAGTGCATCGACAGTCTCCGGGCGGAAGGCGCCGTCCGAGAGGCCGACCAGGCCCCGGGAGACGCCGCGGTAGTGGAACACGAAGCTGCTGGCCGCCACGGCAGTCTTGCGTCCGGCGAAGCCCCAGCGGATCTGCAACTCCAGCTCGTTCTCCGTCATCGGGTGGCCGGGGTCGAAGACGTTCTTGGAGTCGAAAGCACCCGCGAACCAGGTCTTCGTGCGCGCCACCAGGCAGAACCCGTTCAGGATCTCCGGCAGCAACGCCACTGTCTGGCCATCGTCCGTGGCGCCCAGCATCGGCCGGGTCGGCAGGGTCTCCGCCGGCTTCTCGGCCGCGGCATCAGCCGCCCACGCGATGTCGGCCTCGGAATCGGTAAGGCACTCCACCCGCTGGCGCTTCGTGCCGAAGCCGGGTGCGTTGGTCACTGGGCCGACGAGGTCGTGGTCTTGCAGAGCCGTCAGCACGCCGCGATCACAGCTAGGGGAAAAGATCAGATCCGAGTTACCGCAGACCGTGTACTCCATGCCAAGCGAGCGGGCGATGTCGAGGCCGTAGTTCCAGGAGCGTGTGAGCCCGCCGTTCTGCTCGAAGCGGTAGGCGTGCTCGATGCCCAGGCCCTTGGCCCAGGCCGCGTACTCCTCGGCCGTCACCCCGGGGCTGGCGTCGTCCACGGCAATGATAACCGTGGGGAGGTCCTTGGTGTTCTCACGGAAGGACTGGGCCGTCTTGGCGGCGTAGTCCAGGTGCCCGTAGGTGGGCAGCACGAGAGCGATGGTCGGGTCCGTGTAGGCTGGCCGGGCGCGGCCGCGTACCTTCGGCGGGCTGTCCTCGGGCAGCTTGTATTCGGTCTGGGACGCGGCATCATAGTGCGCGCACTCGACGCGGCCGTCCACAAACACCTTCCAGCCGGCTTCGTGCATCAAACGGCAGAAGCGCATGTCGTGGCCCCAGTTGTGGCCCTGCTCGCCCGGCTCCGTCGGGATGGACTTGGAGTCGGCCCAGATCGGCACGCCGGGATTGTTGGCGATCAGTTCCTTGACGGCCTTCACGCGCGCGAGCATGAAGCCGGCGCCGGCACCGAAGATCTCCTCCGGCTCGGCAGCTGGGCCAACGGTGAGGCCCCAGTACGCGCCCTTCATCCAGTCCTTGTAGATCAGTGGCTCGGTGGGCGAGGTGCGCGTGGAGTACACTGCGGTGACCAGTCCGGCCTCCGGATGCGTCTCCATGAAGTTGTAGAGCTGGAACAGGCCCATCGGCGGGACAAGAACGTCGTCGTCCCAGTAGAGGATATACCCATCTTCCTGGACGGTCTCCAGGGCGCGCGTGGTCAGGATCTGCCGGGCCTCGCCGGAGAGCATGCCCCAGCGGAAGATATAGTGCATCGCCATCGAGAGCGGCGGCACGAGAGCCATCTGGGAGACCAGCCACGCGGCCGGCAGCACGCCGGGCACCGCCACGCTGGGCGCCTGCCACTCAGTGCCGTCCGGGGTCTTGAACTTGCTGAACTGGTCCTTGGTGCCGATGGGCACGCAGGCCACGATGCGCGGCAGCTGGTAGATCTTCATGGGCGGGCGCTTGCTACCTTCCAGCGAGACGTCGCCCTTCAATGTGTTATGTGCGAAGTGCTCTTTCACGGTTCCTCCTCCAAGGAAGTGGAGGGGCGGACCGAAGCCCGCCCCACCTTCAGATCACACGTCCGGGATGTTGTTCGCGTGCTCAGACACGTACAAGAACAGCTTGACGTCCACGTCCCCGTGCCCGTCGCCAGCGTCGTTCGTAACCGTCACGATGAGCTGCCCGCCAGCCGAAATCGCGGCGCGGCTGTTGGCAGCCAAAGCGCCCGCAATCGGCAGCTCTTGGATAGCAGTCGTGAGGTTTGCCGAAGCGACGAAGCCGTCGGTGTCCGTCGAGTTGCCGACGATGATCGCCGGGTCCGAGGTCACAGACTGGGCGCGGGCGCAGACGGCCACGAGGACCGCCTCCATACCCGCAGGGAGCTTGGTCTTGCGAACCGTGGCCGTGCTGGTCGTGCCGTTGGCTTCGACCGACAAGTCCAGGGTCATGTACGCACCGGAAGCCGGAGGTCCCAGACGAGTTGGGCTCGTCATGGTGTCTCCTTACGCACCCGGGGAGGCCACCCAACCGCGCCAGTCGGCAACGGCGGTGGACATCCGGTACGTCATCTTGGACTTCATGTTGCCGGTCTCGAAGTCGAGAACGTGGTCGCTGACCGGCTCCTTGCGCCAGTAGACAAGCAACTTGGCCTGGTTCGCCGGAGCGCCCAGGAACCACGAGTCACTGTCGGTGATGTACTTCGACATGACCGGCAGGAGGCCCAGGTTGTTGACCGTGTTGATGTCGTTGTTCGCCGTGCCCGGGCGGTTCTCGGACTTGAGGACCGTCACGACCTGCCAACGGAGAGCCGTCGGGAAGCAGAGCACTGCGGGCTGAAGCTCGATCGGAAGACCGCGTTCATCGCGGAGATCGTCGAACTGGGTGATGGCCGCCTCCAGGGTCGCCGTGGCGAAGTCGCCGCTGGCGAGGTTGTCCTGGGTGCTGCCGTCCACCTGGGGATGCGAATTGTTGAACAGCGACACGCCATCCGGCGAGAGCTGGCTGACGAAGCCGTTGTTCAGGACGTTCCAGATAACCGTTTCAATCGAGACCTGCGCAGCGCGGCCCATCGCCGGGGCGGCATTGGAGATGACACCGTCGATGTCGTCTTCCTGGCCTTCCTCGGAGATCTGGAAACCCTTCGCGTACGTGGCGTGAATGGCGCGGTTGTCGTAGAGCTGGAAGATCGTGTCGTAATCGACCGCCCCGCCGTCCTGCTCCTTCTGGCTGAAGAGGCCGAAGCCGGAGAACCCGGTCGTCTCTTCGAAGGCACGGGACGAGGAACGGACGTCGAACACGCGAGGGTACGTCAACGCCGGAGCGTCGAAGTTCTCGTAGAGAATCTCGTCAATGAACGGCAGGCGACTGAAGAAAAGATCGCTTGCCTTCAGCCGAGTCATAAGGGAGGGCATCATGGCTTGTTATCCTTTCTTAGTTAGACGCCAGCGTCTTTCGCCAGGTGGAGCACCCGACGATTGATCTGCACAACGAGGTCGCACCACGAGCTACCGAGCGCGTTGCCGACTTCCTTGGAGACCTCAACGATTTTAAGGTGGAGGCCAGTGGCTGGGGTTGCCGACGCGGCGTGGCTGGAGAAGTCCAGTTCCGCCTGCGACTGGCCGGTCGCCGTGGAACCCAGAGAGGCGTTCAGAACGGCGCAGTTCTCGCCGATGACGGCGATAGTGGTGACGGAGTTGTCATCCGCCTGGACCACGTATTCCTGCCCCATACCCTTGTCCAGGTGAACCAGGACTTCGGAAGGGGACGCGGAAGCGGCCTTGTAGTGGGCCGCCACACCGAGGATGTCGAGAGCTGCCGACGTGTTGAGGTAGGTGCCAGTGGCGCCCACCACAGTCCCGTCGCTACGCAGCCGAACGAGCTGACCCTCGAAGATGACCGTGGCGCCAGCCGTGTACTTCCTCACCGGAGGAAAGTCCCCGTTGGCATTCCGCAGAACGCGGATGCCCATAGGGGTGTCACGATTAGCCAAGTTAAATCACTCCTGTGGAGTATCCTCCGGGCGCGGGAACATGCGCGTCCCCACGACTGGGGCGCCCTGCCGCAGGCGGGCCTTGCTGGCGGCCTGGTAATCCTTCAACCGTTGCCGGCTGACCATACCAGGAGCCGTGCGGGCCTCCCTGAAGCTAGGTTCGTCGTCGTCGCGGAGCCCGTCGCCGTAAGTGCTCCCAAACTTACCGAAGGACTTGTTCTTGTGTTGAGCCGCGTCAGCCAGGTGGCGGTTGGACTTGTCGAAGTTCTTCTGGCGCCGACGGGCGTAAACGCCCTCGTCGATCCAGCAGAGCACAACGTCGCCCCTACGGACCACGTCGTCGATTTTGACCATGCCTTCCATGCGGCTGGGCGGATCGGGGATGTACAGATCCAGTTCCCGTCCGATGGCGTCGTCGTAGCGAACTGGGGTCCAGCCACGCATGCCGCGACCTTGGGCGCGATAGGCGGGCGAGATCCAGCGCAGGACCTTGCCAGGAGGGTTGCTCAGGATCCGAAGAGCATTCGTAACGTCCCACGGATCACGCAGGACCTGGGCACGCTCGACTTCTTCCTCGGTCGCCTCGGACGCCTTGCGGCCATCCGTCGGCAGAGCGGTGGAACCGTCGAACACACCCGGTAGTTCAGCCTTGACCTCAGCGGCCTCGGCCTGGAGCCTATCCAGCTCCTTCTGCATTTCTTCACGCGACGACATCACTCATCGCCTCCCAATCTCGTATGCTTGTACAGGTCCGCGTTTTCGGCGTACATCTTCGAACGCTCCTTGAGGCGCGTCTTGTTGAAGGTACGCCGCTTCATCTTTCCATCACCCTGTCGGTCGGACGGTAGGGCACTGGCGAGACGCTCTCCGATGCGCTCCAGGTCGGTCTCGTTGAGTTCGTGCTTCCGAGGCTTCGGCGCGGCCGGTGCCGTGCGCTCCTGGAAACCTGGCGCGACGAAGCTGCCGGGCGTGATCGCCCGCGCCTCGCCGATGCCCATTTCCCGGGCCACGTTGTTGGCCACGTCATAGACGTCGGTAGGGAATTCCCCGAACCGCTGGCGGCGCGCCACGAGAGCGGACTTCACCTTCTGCGAGAACTCACTGTTCGAGTCGCGCAGGGATGGGAAAGCCTGAAATGCGGCCTGCTCAGCACGGGACTTCTCCGAAGCAAGGTCTTCTTGCTGCTTGCGCTGGTCCCAGATCTGATTGGCGAAACGGGCCTGAGCCCGGGTTGCCTTCTCAGTCTCCAGAAGCTGGCGCTGGTACGGAGTGAGGGTCCCGCCTTGAAGGTAGGAGTCAATGTGCTCGTCGGAGAAATCTGAGAGAGACGTCGCACGGGGAGCGCCGAAAGGCGACGGCGGAGTCGGAGATGACGGCTGAGCCGCCGGTCCCGGTCCTGTCGCGCCCAGCTTCTTCGAGATGGCCTCGATGCCCGCTTGCAGGCTCTCAAAGCGATCCGACAGCTGGGAGTACTTCCGAGTGAACTCGCCATGCAAGTTCTCCAGACTACGGCCTCCACCTTGGGCTACAGGATTACCGTCCTGAACGGATGCGCCCTCAGCTTCTGCCCCGGTAGGCGATTCCGGTGTTACGCCTTCGTTTTCAGCCACGATGGGCCTCCTGGATCTGTAACGTCGATCAGCTACGTACACGGGCTGGCCCGCCCGCGGGGTCTGCGGTCGCCTGGCCAGGCTACCGCTCGAAACGTGGTTTCTTCTTCACGCCGCGCGGCATGCCGGGCGGGGTGCCAAACTTCTCGCGTCGGCGGATCTCCTCGACGAGGAGGCTATCCACTGGCGAACCCACCTTGCGGGCTTCCTTGACAGTCGGCAGCGCCGGCAGGGAGGGTTGATTCTGGACGGCGCGCATGTTTGTACGCGCCCGGGATTGTTCGATCTGAGAAAGGAGGTCGCTGACGCTGGTCTCCTTCTTCTTGGCCTTGGCCGCCAGCTTCTTGCGGGCTGCGGCGGAGGAACTGGGATCAGGCATTGCTCAACCTCGTATAAATGGCCAGTATCTCGGCCTCCATCTCTTGGAGGCATTGGATACGCTGGGCTGACCAGCAGGCCTGCCCGGTGTTGCCGGCCAGGAGCTGGGCGTAGGTTTCTTGGTGCAGCTGCTGGATCTTAGCGTCGAACAGCTTGCGGACCGCGGCCATGAACTCTCTCACTGCACACCGCCCTCAAGCCCACCCAGCCCGACACCCTGCTCGCCGCCACCGCCGCCCGGCTGCTGCGCCAGGGCCGCCATTTGCTGCTTGCGGGCCGCGTTCTGCTGGTGCCACTGGTAGTGCTGGGCCACCAGGGCGATAGCCACATCGTCGTAGTAATCGAACTCCGGCGAGTGGTACAGTTGCTGGACGTCGTTCATGTGCTGGAGGTCGTTGTCCGACCACAGCACGTCCGTCGGCTGATGGTTCCGCATCGCCATGTTCTCCAGCTTCTGCGGCATCGGCGGGTGAGATTCCGCGCCTTGGCCTGGCAGGTCTGGAAGGATGCGCTCCACGCTGGTGCCGTCGGAGTGTGCCGACAGGAAGTCGCGAAGCAGCTCGCGGAACTTGACCGGATCCTGCGCGTACAGCGGATTGGTCGCCGCCACCTGGTACCGCATCTGGGCCAGGGTGCGCTGCACTTCTGGGTTCGTGTTCACCGTGTTGCCGGTGAAGGTGAAGATGAACTTCCCCTTCATCATCTTGCGGCTGGCCATCTCCGGGATGCGTTTGCGCGCGTGTCCGGTCGCCCAGAAGTGCTTCTCGTCCGGCATGAACGTGTGGTACAGGCCGAAGAGTTGGTGCATCAGCTCCGCGAAGCCCTCTTTCTGGGCCATCGTGATGAGCACATCGATCTTGAGGTTGCCCTCGGAGATCAGCGCCATCGTGCCGCGCGCGGTGCGCGGGGCATTGCGGAACTGGGTATTGCCGCCCGAGAGCGGGCTGGTGCCCAGGCGGTCGGCCATCATCATCATGGATTCCATGATAGTGAGATCCGACAGTGGCGCCTTGCCCCAGTCCGGGAACACGACGCCGCCCGGGTCCGGGGTCGGGATCATGTCGCCAGGGCGCAGGCGCTGAAGGGCGTCCGGATCCTGCGGCAGGGCCGTGGGTCGGAAGAAGCCGATGGGGTTGTTGATGATCGTCTGGCGGTCATTCACCTGGTTGATGGTGATGTTCGCCTGGATGTTCAACGGCGCCAGGAACTGCGCCAGCCCTGGGCAGTAGAATCGGTCGCTGGGCGACAGGAAGTGGATGGTAGCGAAGGGCCGGCGGCCGTGCGGGTTCGCCATGTCCAGGAAGGTAATGTGCATTACCTTCTTCAGAACTGGGGAGACCTGGACCACCACATCCTCGACCATGCCGTCGCCGTTGATGTCCTCGCGCAGGTAGATTTCGTAGAACAGCAGCTGGTTGGACTCAATGCCCGACAGGTTGTTGGGCTGCACGCCCTCCACGTCGTCCTTGAGGTCCGCCAGCCGGCGGTTGTTGTAGGACGGCTGCTGGTCTTCGCTGAGGGACTGGGCGTAGGCCTTGAGGCGTTGCTCGTCATCCTCGGTCAGTACCCAGGGGTCGTAGTCCTTGCTGGCCTCAGTCTTGACGTCCTCCAGATACATCCAGTGCTCGTGCGTGATGCGGCGCGCGCTCTGGACGCCCTTGGTGCGGTACGGCACGATGAACGCCTCGGCCTCCACGACGGAGACCTCTGGGCAGTCCATGATCAGCGTTGGCCGGTTGACGATCAGCTCTACCTCGTCCACGAACTGGGAATTGTTCGTGAAGGTGACGCGCACGTTCTCGACGATGCGGCGGTCCTCGACGATGGTCAGGCGGATCTCCGCGCCCTTGTCCTCGTGGATGGCGTACTGGGCGGGTCCGAAGATCTCGTCCAGAACCTCTTGCGGGGTCTTCTCGCGGGCCTGGCCGACTGGCACGCCGACCGAGGACAGCTCGCCCTGCTTGTAGTGGGTCTTGATGCGCCGGATCTCCGCTGTGTTGCGCCACACCGTGCGCCAGCGGGTCTTCACGATGCCCACGCCGTCCAGAAGCATGTTCCGGAACCAGCTATGGGTCGTGATGTAGAAGTCCGGGATGTCGTTTTCCAGGGCCCAGTTGATGAACCGCTCCTGGATACGGGTCTCCTGCGGGTCGTAGTCCTCGGCCGTGCGCGAGACCAGGACGTGCGGGTCCACGTTCCAGATGGCGTTGTTGAGCCGCGGCACCAGCCGCTCGACGTTCTCGAAGATCAGCGGGAGATGGATGTCGCTGGCGTCCTCGCCCCAGTTGATGTCTGGGCGCGGGATGTCGCCGTAGTACATGGCGCGTGCTTCCGCGCGCTGGTCCTCCCACTCCTGGCGATTGAGTAGGTCGTTTTCGACCAGCTGACACAATTCAATGCCGCGCTTGGAGCGCCAGTCTTCCGTCATCTGGAGCAGCATAGAACCTCAGTCTTGGTCAGACGCTATGTAGGAGATTGACACGACATCCGTGGCGCTGTCATTTACGACTACGACACTGGTAATCGAGGCGGAGAAGGCTGCGTAGGCGATGGACGTGCCGACGAGCGCCAAGCCGGAGGCCTGGCCGTTCACGCGGATTGTGACCTTGGAGCTGGCCTGCAGCAGGAAATTACGCGCGACGGCGATGCCGCCGAGAGAAAGGGTCACTGACTCCGCGGCTGCGACCTCCAAAGACTGAGCCGAGTGCTCCGTGAAGTCCGCCGCCACGGGATTGAAGTTCTGGTCGTAGAGAACCTTGTTGTTGTTCCTCAAGACCCTCACGCGAACGCTGGGTTGGACCTGGATAACGTCGGCCATCGGTCTCCTCGCGCGCCAGGGCATTCGCCATAGAGCGCAGCATGCTGTGGGTAAGACGCATCTGGTACACGTACCGGATGCAGTCGATCATGTCGTCGTTGGCCTTGATGGCCGTCTGCTTTTCGCCCTTGGCGCCCTGGAGCTTCGAGGAGCCCCAGCGCTCGTAGATGTAGTTCTCGAAGTTGTTGCGTACCGTCGGGCAGGTGTGGTATACCACCAGGCCGGGCTTGGACCACTCGTACTTGAGCCGCAGGGCCTCGTGGATGGCGTTGATGCCGGCGTCCTTGTTGCGCTTGTAAGCGTCGGTGCACTGGATGCCGTAGTCGCCGAACTGCTCGGACACGGTCTCGCCGGAGGTCTTCTCCATCTCGTTGGCCGAGGTGTCGATGATGTACATCACCACAGGCTCAGTCTGGGCCGTGCGGCGCCAGATCGGGATCATCTTGTTCTTGGCCCAGTGCCGGCGCTCGCCCGCGTAGTGCCAGCCCTCCATCTCGCGCATGCGCTCGACCACGCCCGCCACGGTGCGGAGAGCGGGGTCGAACAGCTCGCGGTAGGCGTGCAGCTGGTTGTCCGGGCTGACCGCCACCCACAGCACGGCGATAGGCTTGCGCGGGTGCGGGTCGATCACACAGACGCGCGGCCAGCTCCTGGGGATGCCAGACTCGGGGAGCGGCATCCAGAAGGGCTCCTCGGCGACCCACTCCGGGAACACTGTGCCCGCCAGATGGAGCGCCTTGCCGTGCTCGCGCGAGGCCCGCTCGTCAACTGGCAGATCCTCCAGGAACGACTCGATGGCCTTGTCTGGCAGGTGCCCGCCGTGGGAGACCGCATTGTCCCAGATGGACATGCGGCGCATCCACACCCGGCCGTCGCCGTTGTTCGCCTTCGCCACGAGCACCTGGTTCGTCCAGGGCTCGGAGAGCGGCGTCATCGTCAGCCAGCAGTGCCCGCTGAAGTCAACGAGACCACGGCGCAGAGCATTGAAGATTCTCTGCGGCGGCGGTTCATCGCACCAGAACCAATGGCCGTTAGGGCCTTCAAAGGAATCGGGGTCCTGATCATATGACATGAGATGTATGACGGAGCCGTTAGCAAAGTCATACCGAATAGGTACCCCTCTAGGATTTTTCTGAATGTTCGTAATCGCACCGGCTGGGGCCCATTCCATCAGCTTGGGGTGAACGGTTTGGAGGATGTTGACCTCGAAGGTCTTTATCGCAATGCGCCCGGTGTTAGGTACCGGGATAGGATCACCTGAAGGCAGACGAACAAGACGATGAGGATCGCCGTTAGGCAGCCAAGGACGCTCACCCAGCGCGTGCGCAACCGCCTCGACCGCGCCGCACGTCGTCTTGCCGCTGCGGTTGCCTCCCAGTACCACACGGACATCGCAGAGTTCCGCGGCATGAAAGTCACGTTGCTTTGCGTGCGGTCGATAGAAGGAGATCTTGTTGGCACCGACTGTTTCCTTGAGCTGCCGGATCTTCAGGTATAGAGCTTTGAGGGCCTCGTATTCACTCGATTGGGTCTGAGGCGCCGAGGAGTCCTGGGTCATTTCTCTCCACCGCGAGTACAAGTTCGTAGATGCGCCCGAACCAGTCGTCCTTGAGGAGCGTGGTGCGCACCTGGCACAGGCCCAGATCCGCGTGCTCCACCAGGCCCATCTTGAGGGTCACGACCGGGAAGTGGCCGAAGCGGCTGTACCACTCGCGCAGGGCGTTGAACAGGAAGTAACCCAGCGCACTGGGGCGGTCGGACGTGCGGATGCCGTCGAGTACGAAGGCTATCGTCTCTTTGGCGGGTGACTCAATAGTAGCGAGCGCGACGCCGACCTTGGCCATTATGGTGCCTCTGCGAGGTATTCGATAAAGGAGCCCGCGTAGACCGTCGTTGCCGTGACGTCCGAGGTGTTCTGCGACCACCGAAAAATGAAGGTGCCGCCGGAGGCACCAACGCGAAGGAATCCGTGAAACCACATGATGTTCAGCTCATTGGCCGTCATCAAGATGGGGTTATCTGATGTCCCAGTAGCGTCACCAAGAATGTTCGCTATCGCTGTGGCGCCGTCATCGAGCTTCCATGAGGTGACCAGAATGTCGGTCGTTGTACCGGAGTGCGAGACTTGCCACTTGAAGTCTGGAGTCGCACTGGTGGAGAAGAACACGATCATGCCACGGATGGCATAGTTGGTGTTAGCTACGGTAGTGAACTGGAGATCGGCATCGTCGTTTACGGTGCTGTCGCTGGTGAGGTCTTGGTTGACGGTCTTGACCTTGACCACCCATACACCAGTACTGGTGCCGCCCGGTAGTGCCCACTTTACGCCCGTGGCTTCTGCCGAATCTGCGGTCAGCACGTGGCCGTTTGTGCCTACCGCCCTGGCCACCACGTTCGTGCCGTTGTCCACCAGCAGATCGCCCTTGGCCGAGGTCGGCGAGAGCGCGTCCATTGCGGCCGTCTGCGTCGTCTGGCCGGTGCCGCCATGTCCGATGGCGAGCGTGCCCGTCAGGCCGGCCACGTCCACATTGGCGAACTTGACCTTCTTGTGTGCGGCTGCGGAGACGTCGTAGGTGGCAAAGAAGTCCGCCGCCTCGTCGGGCGACGTGTCCTCGGTCAGCTCGTTGATGTCGAGGTCGAAGGTCCTGGAGGCGCTGATGTCCCCGCCGCCGGCAAGGCCGACGCCCGCGGTGAGCGTGACCGACGTGTGGTTGATGTGCTCGTTGGCCACGAAGCCCGTCAGGTTGTCGTGGTCGATGTTCCCGATCAGGATCTTCTTGTGGGTGCCGGCCGACGTGTCGTAGGAGGCCAGGAAGTCCGCGGCCTCGTCCGGGTTGGTGTCCTCCGTCAGTTCCGTGATGTCCAGATTGAACGTGCGGTTCGCGGAGATGTCGCCGCCGCCCGAGAGCCCCACACCGGCCGTGAGAGTCACCGAGGTGTGGTCAATGTGTTCATTCGCCACGAACCCGGTGAGGTTGTCGTGGTTGATCTGGGTCTCGTCCACGGTCAACGTCACGTTGGCCGCGGCGAGGTCCGGCTGGGACACCGTGAGGATGGCGTTGCCGGAGAGGATGTCGAAGATCGTCGTGGCGGCGCCACTGGGCAGGTCGGAGATGAGCGAGAGGCCCAGTACGCCGTCGATGACGGAGAGCACGAAGTCGTCGGTGGCCGGGACTTGGGTCTCCAGGCCGTCGATCAGGTCGTCGGTGTCGAGCCGCAAGGCATGCCGCAGCGGGATGCCGTGGCGGTCGCTGACTGTGCCGCGGATGTCAATGTCCGGCATCGAGACCTCCGACGTCCAAGTCTTCCAACTTGGTCACCTCGGCCTCTATGAGCTTCATGCCCAATTGATCTTCAAGCTTGGAGACGCTCTCCCCGAGCGTGTCGCCATCCTTGTCAAGGCGAACTTGGAGCAGGGTCAATAGGCCACCGCCGCGGAGGTCGTTCCGGATGGCGCCCACCAGAGCTTCGATGCTGTTGGGAAGGAGGTTGCCGGGCCCGGAGGCGGTCTCGCGGTCCTCGTGCTCCTGGAGGCGTCGGTCGAGCACCGCGAACTTGTCCACGCTGATGCCCATCCCAGTCATGCGCTGCACGTAGCTGGCATTCTCTGGGATCTCCAACTTGTCGATGATCGACTCCACGTGGCCGGCAATCTTGCCGGCAATGCGCGCCATGGCCTCCTTGCGCTCCTCCACCAGCTCCTGGGGTGAGCGCAGTTTCAGGATGCGGTAGACCGTGGACTGGTCGATGCCCAGGGTCTTGGCGACATCCTTCTTGGTGTAGCCCATAGCGACCATCTGGTAGATGGTCTCCTTCTGGATGTCAGTTAGAAGCTTGTCGCCCTTCTTCAACTTTGTCTCCGTAGAATAGAAAAGGCGCGCGGCTCGCTCTTTCCGCCCGAATCTGTGCACAGTCGGAACGGAATCACGCCTGCGGTCGTAGGGCCGGGCACGAAGCCGCACGACGCCCATCGCAGGGAGCGAACTCACGCGGGGAGCAAGGCAACGACGCCCGCCGCGCGCCAAGAGAAGGCGACCGAAGCCGGAGGAGGGACGCACCGGGGACGTGCGAGTAGCCTCGGCCGCCGGGGAATCACGCCAGGATCTCGTCCGCGAGACCGAAGTCCACGGCTTCCTTGGCGCTCATAAAGACATCGAATGCGAACTTTTGTCTGAAGTCCTCGCGGCTGAAGCCGGGAACTTTCTCGCGGATGCGCGGCAGGAAGATGTCTTCCATCTCCACGCCCGTCCGCTTGTTCTCCAGCACCCGGCGCTCCACGTCCTTCACGTGCCCGCCGCACCAGTCGCTGCCGTAGTGGACAAGGACTGAGGCGTGCTTTGTCAGGAGGCGCTCGTCAGCGGACTGGAGGATGATGCCGCCCATAGACATCACTGAACCCATGCCGATCATCCGGATCGGGTTCTCACAGGCGGTAACGGTGTCGTATAGAGCCATGCCCGCGTACCAATCCCCACCAATCGTGGAGATCTTGATCGTGATGTCCCCGGGAGTGCGGTCCAGGATGTGAAGGGCCTTGATGGCCGGCTCTACGCTGTACTCTGCAATCTCTTCCATGAGAAAGATCGTACGGGAGCTGAGGTCGATCCCGTGATCCATGCACTTGTCAATGTCGTCGCGCTGGAGCCGCTTGGCCACGTCACTTCCCCTTCTTCTTCACCCGTTTCGGCAGCCTCTTACGTTGTTCCTTGCTGGTATGCTTGACCATCTCGCAGCCCCACTGTTCGCCGCGCCCGCAGGCAGCGCCGGCCTTGCCCAGTTGGGCCTTCGATTTTGCTGGCATTATCGTGCCTTCACTTTGGCGCTCTTGCCGCGCCCAACCACTCGCTTCGCTGCGGCCTTGAGGCCGGCCGTTGCGGCCGCGAAAACAGGGAGCTTTTTCACGATATTGCGCTGCGCGTCGTCTCTATACTCGGCCATGATTAGTCCTTTCGAATCACAACAATGCGCCCGTCGCACTCCAGGTCGGCGCCGGGCAGATTCTTGAAGTACTCCCGGCTCTCGCCGTTGTTGAAGGGAGCGTGGAGGTCTTCGATGATATACAGGCCGCCACTGGGCATCTTCGGGAAGATGCCCTCGAACGAGGCCTTGTGCTCGTGGAAGCGGTGCCCGCCGTCGTCGATCACCAGGTCGAAGGGCGGCAAGATGGCGAGGACCGCCGGGTCCTGCTGCTGGCCCGTGATGACCGTGCAACCTGGGACGGACACTTTGGTCTGGTCCAGGCCGAAGATCTCCGCGAGCGGGAAGAAGTCGCGCCACATGCGTAGACTGCCTCCCTGGGCCACGCCGATCTCCAGCATGCGGAACTTGGTGCGAGCCCAGCCTTGCAGCAGGAGGTCGTAGAAGGGTGTGTAGCCCTGGGGCCCAAGCTCACCGCGGCTGTGGGTGGTGCCCTTGTCGGTCTGGTACTTGTTTGCCAGATCCGTGAGCGTCATTGGTCCACGTAGCCGAGGGTGTCACCCAGCGCCGGGACGCGGCCGAGCTGCGACCAGACGCCGTTGGCCTGGTCGTAGTACCACGCCTCCGCGCTGTCGCCGGCCGCCACGCCTATAGATTTCCCGGCGCCGTTGGCCTTGAAGAGGCTGTCGGGGTTCACGCCTGGGATGGCGATAACCACCTTCCACAGGCTCCCGCAGTTCGAGATCCCGACCCATTCGGTCGGCGAGAGGCGCGCGTACTCCGCGGCGATGCAGTACACGCGCTTGGCCTGGGCGGTGACGGCCAGGAAGATGGTGGCTGCCACCACGGCGAGGGCGAGGAGGAAGGTTCTCATCTTGGTCCTGTGGTGTAAAGTGTGTCTCCCTGTGCTGGGCACTTCGGGAGGCGGATCATGCGCTGGCCGTCCTCGGAGAGAATGAAGCACTCCGGCTCAGAGTCCCCGGAGAAGCGCCTTTCCCAGACGTTCCCGCAACTGTCGTAGCCAAGATCTACGTCCGGTTCTAGCGGGGTGTAGCGGGCAACGCACATCAGCTCTGGGCGGTGGAGAGGGTCGTTCTGAGGCGGGATCAATCCAGCACAGCCCGTCATACTCAGCAGGGCGGTAATGGTCGCGACAGTCCATTTCACTTGAACTTCCTCTGTTGGCGGGCGATCCGTGCCTCGATGCCGGCGCCGTAGGCCTTCTGGGCGCGCTGGGACGGAGTGCCGCGACGTTTCTCCATGATCTTCTCGGCGCCGCCCATGAGCACATCGCCGATGAGGACGTTGATGGGCAGCAGGCCCTCGCCCAGCTCGCGGACGAACTTCTTGGGGTGGAACTTGACCTTCCCCTCGGGCGAAATCCACAGGCCGGACTCCTCCAGCGGCGGAGGTGCCAGCTCCGGCGCCTTGGCCGGCCGCATCATCCCGCCGCCGGGCAGACTGGGCGGGGCCTCGGGGAGGGGAGGGGCGCCGAGGACGGGCTGCCGCGCCGCATTCTGGCCCTGGATGCTACGCTCCATTACTGAAATGTCGCGTAAAAGGTCTTCTCTACTACGTTTAGGCATGGTCTTGTCCATTTTTGAGGCGCGCCAGAGCCCACGAAGAGGCGTGGAGGGTACTCCCAGCATCCCCCTGGCCTCCAAAACCCCGCAGAACTCGATTCTGCGCGTTCTGGACCCCTTCCTGAAGGGTTTCAGGAAGGAAGAGACAGCGTTCCCAGTAGAAGTAGTCCTCGATAGGTAGTTCTTGGGCTACCTGGGAGACGGCTATATGACTATGGAATATGATTTGGTGAACGTCTGAGCCAGTTTTCGGTCCGTTGTGCCGGTTACCGTCGCCCAGGTTGTATTGCAGACGATTTTCGAACATCCCCAACCCCTCCTCCTGTGCAGTCTACCTCCCACCGCAACACATTAACTGTACTGTCAAGGGGTACATCTGTCAAGCAACTTCCGGGCCAGCCCCAATGGGCGGTCGCTAGTCTGCCGCCGCCGCGGCGACGTGTCAAATTTCGCGCACCCGGTCCTCCGGGGAGCTGGCCTACGGCCCGTAGGGCACCGGATACTGGGTCGGCTAGCCCAAAGTGGCATGTTTTTAGGGCCCAGGCGGCCGGCGGCGTTTGCATCTCGGGAGGGCGATTGAGACTGGGTCCTGGGCACTTTGGGCTAGCCGACCAGCCTTTTAGCCGACCGGGGCGCCCCGAGGAGCTTTAGGGCCGCAAGTCCGGCCTGCACGGGAGGTTGCCAGGGGCGGTACCACGCGCGCGGGCCCTGGTGGGGTGTCAAATTTTCGCTAGCACGCAGGGGGACGTTGACTCGCACCACGCCGCAAGTCCAATGGCCACTAGGTGTTAGCCACTAGCCACTAGTCGGCAGGGCGCATATCGATTGTGGCGCGCGGCAGGGTGCGCACGCAACTGGCCACTAGCAGGCAGTGTGCTAGCTAACTGGCCACTAGCAGGCAGGATACGGTGCCGCTTGCGCGCAGTGGCCCTGGGGATTGGTGCTAGGTGCCAGTTGTGCGTTGGCACGGGGTTTTTTGTGGTGGCGGTTAGTATCCTGCACGTCGCCCCTTGCTGGCCACTAGTAGGCTAGCAGGCTAGCCTAAGTCTGCTAGCACCAATACACTAGCAGGCAAGTACCAATGACACTATGTCCCAGTAGGTTAGCAGCATGTGACAATGTGCACTTACACTGTAGGCTAGCAGGCTAGCACACAGTCTCAAGTACACTGTGCGCGCCCCGCGGCGCTTAATCCAGCTGGTCTAATACGTGCTATGCTCCCCATCAGCTGGCGCAACGGCGCCAGAGAACAGGGAGAAACGGAAAATGTCTCATATCGGACACCTTACACTGCGGCAGGTCAATGCCGCATTCGAGCATGGTTCGGTGACAGAATCCGATGTGCAGGAATACCTTGCACTGTGGAACGCCACGCCGGGCCGTTATAGCCATGCATTCCTCTGGGACGGTTTCATTCGCCAACACTGCCCAGAGTATCAAGCAATGCACTGTCCAGTGTGCAAGGCAGTAAAGCCATGAGAGCAACCGCCGCCGTGATCATCCTGGCCGCCACCTTGTGGCACGTGCTGGGATCGATCATGGTCAACCTACAGGGAGTGTTGGAACGTGTACACTAGGCCACCATGCGGCATGTGCGACGCGCCCAGCGACGTGCGCGATGCCGCAGGCACATGGTGCGCGCGCCATAGCGCGGAGGGGTTCGAATCCCTGCGCTACGCTTGCAAGGGGTGCGGCGTGCACTATCACCCCGACCGCCTGGACAACGAAACCACCCTATGCTTGCGCTGCACGGCGGACGCATGGGAAACCGACGATCAAGGGATGCGGAACGTATGACCACGACAAGCGACAAGCGCGCCCTGTTTCATTTCTGGATTAAGCTTCCAGGTGGCAAGCGCGCCCATCGTTACTGTATCGCGACGCCAGACGGAAACTATATTGGACCATTCTGGAGCCGCAAGGAAGCAACAACCCACGCGGCAGGCGGCTGGACACTTGGAAGTCTGGCATCCGCCAACGTGCACGCCGAGTGCACACCCGGTGCGACGTTTGTAGGATACGTGGAGTGGCGCCGTGGTTAAACTCACCTTGAAACAGGCGGACGCAATCCACGGCGGGTTGTCCAATCCGTCAAAAATACCCGGCAAGGCCATAGGGTTGCCCGCGGCCGCATGTCCCACAGGCGCACGCCTTGCCGCGGCGGGAATCAACGGGCCGTGCACAGATTGCTACGCCATGAAAAACTTCTACGCCATGCCCGGGACGCAGGCAGCGCAGGCCAGACGGCTTGCGGCCATTCGCGGCCCGGAATGGGTGCGCGCGATGGTTACGTCGGTCGCGCGGCAAACGTGGTTTCGCTGGCACGATTCCGGCGACGTGCAGGATATGGCACACGCCTTGCGTATACTGGACGTAGTGCGCCAGACGCCCAATACGCGCCATTGGCTCCCGACCCAGGAATGGGGTATCTTCCGGCGTCTCGTGCGCGCCGGAGTGACGATGCCCACGAACCTAGTGGTGCGATTCTCCGCGCGCCAGTACGGGGACAAGCCCCGGCCGCGCGTCTGGCGCCTATGGTCAAGCGTAGTGGCGCCGGAAGCATGGGACAACCTGCGCGCGGCGAACGCAAGCGGGGACACATCGCAGGGTTTCGCGTGTCCCTCACACGATCAAGGGAACGCATGCGGGGACTGCCGCGCGTGCTGGGATCCCGCGGTGACGCACGTGGTATATCGGAAACACTAGAAGGGCTTTGACATGTTATACGGAATTCGCGCGCCTTGGTGGCCGTTTGACCCGCCACGTTGCGAAACGTGCGGCGCATGGCACCACGCATGCGATTGTCTCGCGAGAGCGGCAGTGGAGCGTGTAAAAATCAAGCGGGCATTGCGCAAGCAATTGATGGAGCAAGGGATCAGCTTGGAAGACATCAAGGGACTATAAAGCGGCCCGGCCGCGCCGTAAGCGGCCCCAGCCTAACGTCGGGATAGGCGCCGACACTTGCTAAGGGAATTGACACAATGGCACATAAGATTGTCCAGGGAATCGACCGGGTTGCGGCAACGCAAGCCCGCACTATCTGGCACGCGGACGAGACGCTTGGGGTTTCGCTGCGGGACTTCACTTTGACCGATCCGGAGTCCACGTTGCTGGAAATGGCCGGATACGTCTGGCCAGTGGACGCGGACAATGACGTCGCGCGCACGGTCGGGTTGCAGACTGCGGACGGGATCACAATTCCGTCGCACGTCGCGACTGTGTCACGCACTGGCCGCGTCCTGGGTGTCGTCGGAAGCGATTACAACCCGGTGCCATTCAAGGTGATTCTGACCGATTGGTTGTATGCACTGGCGCTTGCGGGAGCGGCCCCGGAAACCCTGGGGACGTGCGACGAGGGCCGCAACATGTTCGCCTCGGTGTTGGTTGCCGACGCGTTCCGCGTCCCTGGGGACGAGCACGAGACGCGCCCGTATTTCAACCTTGTCAGCAATCATACGGGACAGGGCGGCATCAAAGGCGCGTTTGCGACGTTCCGGCCCGTGTGCTTTAACACGGCCAGCATGTTCGGCGAGATTCACGACAAGGGCGCGCACAAGGTGCGGGATGCCTGGGTGCTCGTGAAGCACACGCGGTCGGCCACCCGCAGCATCAAGGAGGCCGTGGCGTGGATCGTGGACGGGCGCAAGCGTGCGCAAGAGGAACAGGAATTGCTTGCGCGCATGGCCGGCGTCACGGTGTCCCAGGCCAACGTCGGGAATTTTGTCGAGCGGTATATTTCACTCGGCGACACACCCAAGGCGGAAGCCCGGCGCAGCGGCGAGCGGGACAAGTTTTTCGCTGCAATGGGCGCCGCGGACCTGGGCGCGCATGCGCTCACGGGGCGCGGAATCACCGCTTACGGCCTGTTCCAGGCGGTGACTAACTTCGAAGACTGGCAGTCCACCGTGCGCCGCACGGATGACACGCCGGTCGCGACACGTCGGGCCTTCCGCGCCTTCATGGGCGAGCGGGAGCCGGAGAAGCAGACCGCCCGGCAGCACATCCTGGAACTTGCGGGCATCTAAACCCGTAACGGGCCCGGCCGAGCCCTAATCGGCCCCCAGCCCGACGCGGGGATGGGCTCCCGCACCCAAAGGGAGGTCGCGACATGCGACAACTGGAGCGATTGAATCTCAAGAACCCCGGCACCGTCGGCCGTCTGGAAATGTGGTACGGCTGGGCGCGCCCGGATGCCGGCGTGATCTGGAGCCGGTTCCCCGAAGCGGGACGAGCGGCCGACTTCTGCTGCGTCGTGGAAACTAAGGAATGGGACGAGGTGCTAGTGCGCTTTGCACTGGCGGTGTACAGGGAGAACGCGGAGGCGACACATGCGTCGTGAGCGGAGAATCAACGGCCCGATCCTGTTGGTCGTGATTAGTCTCTTGACATGGGCGGTCGGATTCGGTATCCTGGCTGCCCGCATCATCGGCCAGCAGGCCGGGCATGCTCACACGGAGGAATGTTGGGATGGCTGAAATGACCGCACAAGAAGCATTCGCGCAGTTCCTGCGGATTGCGCGCCTGGACTTGGTCGTGGAGGAGAGAACTATCACCAAGTTCCTATCCAACGCCAGCGTTATTCCAGAAGACAGCCCGGATAGGGTGAGGGTGCCCGTGGCAATTTACACTCTGGAAGAGGGATGTGGGTACGCCGGATTCTACGCCACGTTCACCTTCGAGGAAACAACCGGGGCGCTGTTGGAATGGGGCGTGTGGGAATGATATACCCGACCCACTGCGCAACCTGCCGCGCCATCGCCATCTTTAACCTGTGCCCGGTGTGCGCCTTCCTGGCACGTGTCTTGCCTTGGCTCATGGCGGGGAAGGACCCGAAGATGTCTAACGGGTACACCCACCTGTTTGAATTTGACAACCCGCCCGGCGGTGGCGGATACTCTGAACGGCCCTCTATCGGCCCGCCATAGCGGGCGCCAGAACTTCCGAAGCCCACCAACTACCTTCCAATCCGGCCCTGGGGACCTCCACCCAGGGCTCCCGCCTTTCTATCCTGTGTCATTTTGACTACGCGCGCACATTGGGCGCGGCCTGAGCCTACAGTATACTGTGTACTGTATACTGGGGACTGTGACTGTACGCTAGCTTGCTAGCTACTAGCAGGCTAGTACCAGTCTACAGGATAGCTAGACAGCAAGTATCAAGCAGTAGGACAGTAAGTACCAATACGAAAGCATGAAAAAGTCAATAGTCGGTTAGTATGCTAACGTACAGTATAAGGAATCTTGGATTGGTCTGGTTCTTGCTTCTCCCCATCCCAGTAGTGGGCCTCCCCGCGATTACACGCCGATTTTCCAGACACTAGGAGGATTAACATGGCTGAGTTAATGAATGTACAACTGCCGTCCAAAGAAATTGCTTAACTCAAGATGCTGGCCGCGGTGCTGGGGACGACGGTTAAGAGCTTGGTACTAGAGGCTGTGCGCGCGAAGCTGGCCGAGCAGCCGAAATTGATGGAGGCTCTTGACAAGGCGCGCGGTGGTTTGTATACTGAATAAGTCGTTGTGCTGGGGTGGCGGCAAGGTGCCGCGGCCCCGGTACCGCTCGGCAAGGCCGGGCGACCGCGACATGCCAGGGCGCCCCAGTTCCGACCCCGGGGATAGCGGGTAAGGGCTGGACGTGGGGACGGCCGTGAACCTAACCATCGGCGCCCTGGCCAACACACGGGCTGGAAGACCAGCCCCGCAAGCGTGGCCCGGGGATTCCGGAACGGGAAAGATTGTCACACATGCAAGACGCACAGAAACCCATAGCGACGCCCGGCCCCGGGCCATTCATTGTCGTCGAGGGCTTTGCCGCGTGCTACGCGGCAGGATGCCACGAGATCGTTTGGGAATCGCCTGGGCTGGCCTTGTTCAGGGCGTGCCCGGAGCACAGGAGGGAGAAGGCGTGACGAGCGACAAGAGAATCGAGTGGAGGCGCCGCCGCGGGCTTTCTGACGAGGATCCGCCCATGATAAAGGTCGTGCTCGGCGGTGTGGCGCTTGCGGCCATTGCGGGCGGCTTCGTGAGCGCCGGCATGGTGATCTGGGCGCTGCCGCTGGCTGGGAAACTGTTCGGGTACAGCGGGCTGACTCTGCTCGCCGTGCTGCTGGCCTCGAAGTTGGTGGACTGATGGGAAGGCCGGTAGGGGCGCGCAAGTGCCAAGAGTGTGGCGGGGTGCACCTGCCGGACATGTGCCCGGAGGGCCGTGGGCTGCCCCTCGATTGCCCCGGGTGCCTCGGGCGTGGTACAATCGAGGAACGTCCGTACGGGAAGCGGGCCGGGGACTATACCCTCACGTGCCGGGAATGTGGCACGGTTTATCACTGGAGTGAGCGATGATCTTTCCTGATATGCTCTGCAATACATGTGGAGATGACGTGTGGCACGACAAAGATTTAGGTTATCTGTATTGCTCATGCCCGGGGCGTAAGGTGTCGGAGGAGTATTTACTGCAAGGCGGTCGTCCACCGTCGTGGACTACCTCGTCTGGCTGGTTCCGGCTGCCCAATGTGCCGCAGCCCACGCCGCCCGCCGATCCCAGCAATTGCGCATCCTGCGGCAAGGGCATGGAGATCGTCGGCCTCAATCAAACGTACCCGCCGAAGCGCGACCCGAACGGGCACGCGATCTGCCCGCACTGCGGGCGCGTAGGCGTCAGCACCGGCATTCTCAATGAGGGTCCATCGCCAGCGATGCGGGCAAATCCAATGACGGCGCGCGGCACGTTGGCAAGGCTTGCTCTGGATATGGCGCAGGACGAGAAGTTCGGCAGCACCCTGTTCGGCGACGCCCCGGGCCGGGAGCAATGGGTGCCGGACGCGGACCTGCCCGCAATCTTCAGCATGATGGACTACGACGACCTGTCGCCGATCCAATTGTCGCTGCTGTGGGCCGCCGAGGGGTGCACCTGTTTCAATAATCGCCCGGGCCCATACAACCCGTGCGAAATGCATGGTAATGCCGGCGGTGTCGGCTCGCCGACGGACGAGCGGGGATTGTGGCTGCTGAAAGACTCGATCAGGAAACCCGGCACGCAGTGGAAGCCTTCAACTGAACTGGCCGCCCTGACTGTGGACATGGACGCACACTTCCGCCTGTTGATGGACGATATTGTGAAGCAGATGGCGAAAAATACAGCCAACGCCATCGTTGGGGGAAACGACGTATGATTGAGCTACTGCGTCAGAAGCGCAACCGGGACGAGCTGGCCAAGATACACCCTGCCTTCGTCCTGAACTTTGCCGCGGTCGTGCGCGACCTTGAGGCACGCGGGCTGCGGCCCCGCCTCCAGGAGACTTACCGGGACCTGGCCGCGCAGGCCAAGAAGTTCGCCGAGGGCAAGAGCGAGATCAAGGGCGCGGGGCCGCACACCAACGTGATTCTAATGGGCCCCGGTAAATCGCGCCCCGCGGCCCTCGCGACGCACGTGCTCGACGACGACGCGAAGAACCCGGCGGACCCCGGGAACGCTTGGATCGCCGCGCTGGCAGTGACCGGGGCGCGGCACGGCCTCCAGACCGGGGCAGTGTGGGCGCAGTCCAAGGCCTCGGTGCTGCTGCCCGGGAAGCCGCACCGGATCATGCTGGAGGCTGCGATTGCCGGGTGGGACGAGCCGCTGGTGAAGAAGCTGCTCGACGAGGCGCGCGGGTTCGACCCATTGCACCTGGAGGTCAGGAACTGGAGACGCTTCTACGGAGTGGAGGATGTGCATGGGTAGGAAGAAGGGGCTTGTGCGCAAGAAGAGAGAAGAAGTGTTCTTCCACCCAAGAGATGACGGTATCTTCAATCAGACGATCATCATGGAGGAGGCGGAAGATCGACTCCGCATGTTCATGCTCGGTAACTCTGCACTGACACGCGAGGACGCCAGGGAACTGGGCACCTACCTTGTGGAATGGGGAAGTGGGGAATGATGGAGATTCTTTTTCGCGCGGGCTTCGCGCTCGTGCTTCTGGGGTTCGGGATCCTGGCGTACCGGTACGACCGCATGCGGGGGCGCCAGGAGATCCAGCGCTTCTTCCTGGAGGCGCACATGGTGCGCGCCCTCAAGGACGGCCGGCACTTGGTGCGCATCCCCGCCGCGGCCCTCAAGGCGGCATTCCAGCTGCGGACCCGGGCCCTCAAGGACCCCGGCTTCTGGAACGGCAAGCCCGGGCGGCACCCGGCGACGGAGAAGAAATGACTGCCGAAGAACAAGCTCGACGCTGGGATAGACTTATAGGCGGGCCGGCCCCGGTCTATGTCATGCTTGAAGAAGCCATTGCGTTGCTGCGGGAAGGTGAGCAGTTCGACCTGGAGCATCCGATCACGTGTACTACGCATGCTCCGCGCCCTACGGGGCTAGAAGAATGGAAGTGTGACTGCGGTGTCTGGGAGTACGTGAGGAAGACCAGCCGGTGGCTGAGAGGTGAAGGCGATGCCCCAGGTGCATGACTTCCATGTCGGGGATAGCGCCAGGTGCAGCGTGGTGCTGGAGGGTGAGGAGATCACGTGGGTGTACGTCGGGGACACGCCGCTGACGGGTGATCAGTGGCGGGAACTGGTGCAGCGGGTCAATGAGACGGATTGGAGTGAGGAAGAGTGAGTGACAAGAAGCGTAAGGCGGACGAGGCCCTGGCCAGGTTCCAGGCGCGGCAAGAGGCGACGGAGTCGGCAGAGGCCGTGGACCTGGAGACGGCCGAGGAGATCGCCGAGGAGCTGGACATCCAGCCAGACGTCATGCCGATCCCGGCAGGGATTGTGCGCGGCGTGCTGATCTACGAGCTGGAGGATGGTACCTTCGGCTATAAGAACCTGGCCGGCGGGCGCTTGGAAATCATGGACGCCATCTCCCTGGGCTCGCGCCTGGTGGAGGGGGCGCGCACGGATATGACGGCGCTGAAGACCGTGCAGCTGCTCAAGTCGCAGCCGCAGACCCAGGCGCCTGTGCGCGCGGTTCGCGCTCTCGGGCGGCGGTCCCGGTGAGCTACGTGGACGACCGCTACAAGCTGGCCGTGGAGGTCTACGCCCTTACGCACACGGCCCTGCAGGGACTGAACGACGCGGTGGTGTTCAAGCTGTACGACCACCTGGAAGTCGAGGCCTTGCAGCGCACCGTGGCGAGTGCTATGCTCAAAGCGCAGGACTTCAAAGAGAAGATGCAGAGGGAACTGGATGCTGCCGAAGACGCTTGACGACCTCACTGGGCCCTGGAAGCGCACGACGCAGATCGTGTATCGAGACTGCCCAGCTTGTGGCCGGGACACGTGGAAGCTGTACGTGGCGCCCGACACCGGGATGTGGCACTGCTTCGGATGCCACGCGGCTGGACGCCTCGACATGGGGAACGCCAACGCGCTCGCTCTTCTGTATGCCAAGAAATCCCAGGGACCGCCCAAGTGGAATCCGGTGGAGCTGCCTCCCTTCAGCCCCCTATCGGATGCGGCGCATACCTTCCTCGCGGAGAAGTACGGACTCTCCCGCGGGCAGAGCGCCCGGTACTCCCTGGTCGAGGGTGCGGCCGAGCCGTACACCGGCCGCATCATCATCCCCTACTTCGACACCAGGGGCGACACAATCTACTACAACGCGCGGGTCTACATGGCGAACGGCCTGCCCAAGTACAAAAGCGCAGACGGCAAGCACCCGCTCTACATGCCGCTGCCGTTGATGCCGTGGCTTTGGCCGACTCCGCGCCCAATCGTCCTCGTCGAGGGATGCTTTGACGCCATCAAGGCGGCGGAAGCGGGCATGCCGGTAGTCGCTATCGGTGGCACCAGCCTGCCGCGGCATCTGATGCCGAGCCTCGTGGAGCTGGTCGGCCGGCGCCCGGTCGCCATCGCCCTGGACTCTGACGCCCTGGACAAGTCCCTGGCCCTTCAACGCAAACTACAACCATTCTTGGCCGGGGAAGTGCGCACAGTTATGCTGCCCGCCGGCCACGACCCGGGCAGCATGTCGATTGACCAACTGCAGGAGGTTCTTCAATGAAGGCTGACGCGCGTGGGCGGATCCGGTTCACCAAGGCCGGCTTACGCTTTGAGATTCTACCCAGCGACCCGACCGTGGTCACCATCTACAATCGCGTGGACAACACCGAGCGGAAGATTGGCACGGTCAACCTGTTCGAGGCCGGGCTGGACCTGATCTTCCAGGGTGGCGACGGGCTCATTACCAAGGGCGTCGAGACCGCCGAGCCCGTCGGTGTGGGCGGGTACTTCTGATGAAGACTGCCCTGTTTGTCCTCGGGTACGCCTCGCGCAACGCAGCGGAGGAGGGTGCGGCCATCTCGGACCAGGACCTGCAGGCCATGACGGCCCTGTCGGACGGCGCCGGGATTGATGCCGACGTGCTGCTGGCGTGCGAGGCACCTGTCACCTGGGGGCGCAAACCGGGCATCCGCCTGATCCGGGCCGAGCGCGAGCGACTGCTGACCGAGATTAATTCCTCCGCAGCAGACTTCGTTGTCGCGTTCGGCCCGGTGGCCGTGGCGGCGCTGTGGAACTCGAACAAGATGAAGGCGCTCAAGATGCGCGAGAAGCAGCACGAGGCGCCGGGCGTGAATAAGCCGGTGTGGGTGACGTTCTCGCTGGAGCAGCTGGCGATGAAGTCCGGGCTGCGGCACGCCATGCACGCGGACCTGCTGCGCGCCGTGCGCGGCCATTCCCAGGTGACCTGGGGGGACTACCACATCGGGACGGAGATCCATGCCGACCTCAAAGAGTACCTTGAAACATCTGAACATCCCGTTGTTACTGTGGACCTTGAGACTTACCCTGGGCTGGACCCGTTCACCCCGGACGCTCGAATACGGATGGTCGTTGTGTCCCACCGTCAAGGGTGGGCCCAGGTGGTACAAGCTGGCCCGGCAAGCGAGATACCTGAATGGGTTCAGGCTCTACTCTGTAACCGTAGATACCTCAAAGTGGGAAGCAACATACGGTTCGACGTTCGGTGGCTTCGACGATTTGGGTACGAGGTAAACAACACCTGGTGCTCCCAGCACGCCGAGCACCTGATCGACGAGAACGGCGGCCTCCACGATCTCAAGTCCCTGGTGCTCCAGTACCACCCCGTCCTGGGCGACTACGCGGAGGGGCAGCGCGCCCTGGTGGCCAGCCACGGCGACGACTGGGCACCGATCAAGGACGAGGAGATGTACCAGTATGCCGGCGGCGACGGCGACGGCGGCATTACCGTGCACCTTGCCCAGGAGGCGAAGATCCGCGGCGCAGGGCTGGAGCGCCCGTACGCGGCCATGCGCGAGTGGTACCCGACGATCACCGACATCGAGGTCGCCGGTGCGTGCGTGGACATGGACGAGAGGGCGCGCCTGCGCGAAGCCTACGACGAGGAACTGGGGCGGCTGCGCGTCCGTCCACGCCACATACGG